TCTGGTATTTTCTGTACGAAATAACGCCGTTGCTAAATCGCGCAACGAACTGTCCAACGATACTGTTTCGTGAAGTAAACGTGATAAGCCAACCTGCTGAACCGTTCGGGATTGAATCAGGCTTATGTGTGTATGTAGCCGCTCCGTCCAACAGCCAAAAGCCATCCTCCCTGACTGAATTCAAGTCAGTTCCGTCTTCAAGCACAACGTGGTTTATAAACGTTCCAGTTGTATTCGCCCACTTAGTCCATCCCGGATTTTCGCCAAGCATATAGGCTCTGTAGTATTCAGCACCATCATTGACGTGTGTCAAATACTGCCCGGTTACTCCACTTGTTGCACGAACAACACGTAACCATCCTGCAAATGTTGTAGCAGGAGCGTGGTCATGCGATCCTGTGATAAGGTAAATGCCTTGGGTTTTTACGTCATTCAAGTCCTCGCCGCTAACAAGATTGCCTCGGTAATTAGTTATATTGTCCGTCCATTCAGTAAAGTCTCCTGAGGATGCCTTTCTGCGAATGGAAACAAGCAAAGGATAATTGTAACCTATCGCAATTTGGACAACTATTCCGGTTTTCGTTGTTATCACGAAAAGCCACCCGGCAGACTCAAACGCATAGTTGCTAAGCTCAACCGATCCTTCTCTGGCACTGATAAAATAAATGCCATCATCAAGCAAGTCATTGCATGAATTAACCCCATCCGGTATTGCATCTTTTTTTAGTATCGAATGGCTTGATAAACTTGAAAGAAATTCAGAAATGCTATCGATTTCGCTCTCTAATGAATGAGCTTGGTTTGATAGGTCTGATATATCAGACGTGTGCCCGGATACCGTATTTGACAAGCTTGAAATGGTGGATTGTACCGCAGAAATGTCAGAGGTTTCCCTCGAGGACAAACTATCAATTACGCCCTGTAGCATACTTATGTCGGTAGCTTCCTGTTGAGAAAGTTCTTCCAACGCTTCTTGCAACGCCGTAACATCTGCATCTTCCAATGCCGTGTTTATTTTCCGTATGGCCTCAACGATTGAGGAGCGCACTTCCTCACCATAGACAGCCGTGCTTATCTTGTTCAGTTCTGGAGTAATGTTTGCCATATTGTTCTCCTTACTTTACTTGGTTTGAAAGCCTCTTGCGGTTCGACCCAAAAGTATATTTCGATCTTCTTGGGTCTTGCATGTCAAGGCTTATCTTCGTACAGACAACGTATTGATCAATGCCGTGAGGAACCGACAGCACTCTGTATGATTTACAGATATCTATACGGCTTGTGTCCACATTCAGAAGATGCAGGTCAACCGCTGATATCTCAAGGCTTATCTTCCCTCGGTCAGAAATCTGCTTGTTCATGTCGGCCTGCGCCTTTTCCTTCAGAGCGGCCGCCGTTTCTATGTCACTATATGTGACCATCTTTTCAATCCTTCCGTACTTGGCAATACCTTCTGCATCCTCGATATATCGACTGTCGTTGTTTACAGTTCTGATATCGATATTATCCTTACCAAACGGAAGTAATACAGTGAATATTTCCTCGCCTGTTATGTACTCGGATAAATCCAGCAGGTTCTGTCCAAATTGTATCACTTGATCGCTCCTGTCGTCAATAACCCAGTCCAAATATTGTAACCCGTTTGATATCCTCGTTCGGAGCCTTCCTCCAATTCCGTCTTGGTTATCCTGCATAAACGTTGTAATTGCGTCAAACGGTGTAACCCATCGCCCGTCAGGATCATAGGTCAATCCTGATACTTCCGGCCTCTGCGTGACAAGAAACGTTCCTTTTGTACCTGCGGTTGCAGTGCTCCCGGCTTTCAGTATCCTGTGTCTGCTTACCAGTATTGCAAAGATGTAATTGCTCGTTTGATTCTCGTATTTTACAGGCCCAAGCAACACGTCATTAAGATAGGCCATGATTCCTTCAGCGTATAAGCTTTTCCGCTTCTGAAAGTCCTTTTGGTAATACAGAACTCTGCCTCTGAAGATTTCATCATCATCATCAAAAACAGAAATGATGGATCCTCGGACAACCTTGCTGTATGATGGATTTGTAGGAGGAACAAGGCAGGAAAAACTTCCGGCCTTGTTTTCCTCCTTTTCAACCTTTGGAGAGATCACGGCATAGCCGCTTGTCTTCTTTCTTCCGTTGTCTTCTGCAAGACCCGGCGCATAGAGCAGGTATCTATCATCAGTGCCACCTGCGTAGTAGCCTTCCCACGACTGTACGTATACTGTGTACATCAGAGCGACCCCCCTCTGAATATCACGCTGACATTCCCTGTGCCGCTGAAGATGTAGTTGTATTCCTCGTTCTTAACCACAATTTGGGGAATGATGTTGTCTCCTTGGGAAAGTTCATAGGTTTGCTCTTTGTGTGGCTCGTAATCAGTCGCAGTGGAACCAAGTTCAAGCTGAAACCAACTTATTTCATCAGGAGATATTCCAGTAGAAAGGTAGACCCAAAATTTGATATAGCTATCTTTTTCGATGGTTAACTGAGCAGAAAAGTTTGCCCCTGACCCAAGATATTTGTGTGCTTCGTCATATTCTGTCCTGCAATACCAAGATGGATTTGAGCCAGTGGTAGCACCACTCATTGTATATACTCCAGCCTTTAGAAATGTGCCAAAAGCACTAAGGTTACCGATTCCGCCAGATGTGTTTGTAGTGCCAAGATTTACATTGGTATTGCTCGAAGCCGCTTTATCAGGTTTTAGCAGATTCTTTCCAACTATCTTCAAGCTCATTCCACTTGCGGAACAATTTATAGTTGGCGTGATAGGTCTGCGTGAACCGATAACTTGTATAAGTCCCGTGCCATCAATGGCAATGTTGTTATAGTTCCGAATCACTCCGGTTTCAAAATTGAAAGGATCCCACTTCCAAGGCTCGTTCGATGCCTGAAGCTCGTATTTATACGGGTCAACTTCTGCCTCAAGAGCGATAATTCCGTGTAGTCTGCTTGACTTCCAACTCTTTACGTAAACCCGGCCTTCCCAGTAATAAGCCTTGTCATCGTCAAATACAATTCTCATCTGACGGCCATGCAGGTAATTGGATATCTTTGAGTATATGCCCGTCCACCTATTAACAGCATCGACAAGGTGTAGCTCCATCTCGATTTTTCTTGTGCCGTACTGAACCTCGCCAGTGAGTGATTCAGTGAGGTCAAGTACACCATCGGCTCCGGGAATGTCCAGAATAACGCTCTTCACTTCCGGAGGCTGTATATCAGGCTTGTTAAGAAGCCACAGCCCCCAGTCGCTCCATGAGTGCTTTTTTCCAATCGTGACTCCATTCATCAGTTATTCCTCCAACTGTTAGATACCATTTGACCGAATTGCTCGTCAAGGCTCGGCGCAAGCTCACCAACCAAGACTCCGGTATCCGTCACCATCTGCATGTTAGCAACCTGAGGCAGGTACTCGGACAGCACGCCCATGATCTGGCTCATCTGCTCCTTGATTTCAGCACTGACGAATTCAAACGTTCCGCCGTTGGCTTCAACTGGGATATCGGACAAGGATGATCTCGTGTCGGATATCAATTTTTCAGAAATCCCGGATACATCAGGAATGCTTTCATCCAGTCCCTCCTGTAATCCTTCGCCGAACATGTTGCCGATCCATTTTGCTTCTTTGGAAGGTGAGGCTATGCCAAGGCCGCTATTCACGCCCTCAATTAATTCTGCCGCAATGTCTATTCCAAAAAGCTTAAAATGCCCTCTCCAACCATCCAGTGTAGTCATCATAGTTGACATATAATTGTTCGCAGGATTGGCGAAAAGAGGAGTCATCACATCAGCCGCCTGAAGAGCCTGATTCACAAGGTCTGTTTCCTTCTGCCGCATCCGCTCGTGGTTTTCGTCCAAAGGCCGGACCTGCGCCTCAACGATCTCGTTCGACTGTTCTTCAGCCATTGACTGGAAGTTTCTCAACTCTTCCTCGGCAAGGTCTTTCCTTCGAATTGCTTCTTGAATGGTCTCGGCAGTAACGTTTTTATTTCCATCTTCAAAAGCCTGTTTCATCGCCTGAAGGTGAGCGTTCGCACTATCTACCTGATTCTGAAGCTCTTCCTCGGTACTGGTTGAAGCCGATCTCCAGTCGTATACAACGTTGTTTATCGCATCGCTTAAGTCTTGATAATCGCCAGTAGCAATAGCCGTGAGAAGTCCCTGTTGCTGTTCAATGATGGCGTTATAGTCACTGTACGATTTCTGCGCGTTATCAAGAGCAGTCTTTTCTTCCTCCAATGCCTTTGTTAGATCATACACCTCACCTTGAAGGTTTGTATACTCATCCTGAACCTCAGTACTTGCGTGGCCGCCGCCTTTCGCCGCTTCGTCCAATTCCTGCTGAACTTCAAGAAGTCTTCTCTGCGCCTCTTCCAATTCTCGGCTCGTTTCGTTGTAATTGTTCTGGGCTGTAACAAGATCATCAAACGACCTTTTGACATTCTTCAGCGCATCATCATACTCATCCTGATTGGCATTCAGAAGTGCCTGAGCTTCTCTGGCCTTCATGGTCTCTTCAATGGATCCTTTCAGTTCACTGTACTTCTGAATAACGCCATCGACCATATCAATTTCGATGCCAAGAGCGTCTGAAAGAACTGTGGTTATTACTTGAGCTTGGTCTTCATATCCATCTTTGACCTTTCCGTTCTCATCAACGATACTCTGAAGCTTGTCCCAAAGAGTATCGTAATAAGCATACTGATCATCAATAGACTCGTTTGCCTCGTCCCTCTTCTTCATGGTCAAGTCAAGTTCGTCTCGCTCAGTCTTTATGTTGTCAATAAGCAGGCGTTCCGCTTCGTCAATTTTGCTCGTGTTTTCCACAAAAGCATTCGCCACCTCGCTGATAAGGTGTCCTGCTCCTTCGATCAATCCTGCACCGATTTCCTCAAGAAGTTTCGGCAGTTCCTTAACAATATCTGGAATGGCCTCGATAAGTCCTTTTCCAAGCGTAACAAAAAGGTCAACACCTGCCTTCAGAATTTCTCCAGAGTGGCTCGCTATTGCGTGTGCAATATCTGGTATGGCCTCGGCTATTCCCTTGATAATATCTGGCAATGCTTC